CCCGTGTTGTTGTCCCATTCCTTGCCCAGGAACTCTATGCCGTAGGGTGGATCCGTTACGACGGCGTCTATGGTGTTGCTTTCAAATTGTTCTAATACTTCGGCGCTGTCGCCGTTGATGATGGTTTGACTCATTTGTTCTCCTCCTTGGGTAGCAGTCAATTATGTGTGTGTATTTAGGAGGATTGGGTCAGTCGGGGTTGGTAAGTGGTGCCCCAGTCAGCTCTGCAAGGAGTAAGGGGAGGGGCACCACCATTGTGTGCGGTCACTTATAAGTCCAAACACGTGTATGAGAGCCTGGATACCGCACGCAATTCTTATTTAATCTATCACTGAATGACCACGTCCACGCAGGCATTGGTTGACCCTGCTCCGGTACTTGCTCTCCCTCTTGGGCACGATGCCCAGCGTGGCATAATAGAAATAATTGCCCCAGCCCTGGTTCAGTGTGTCATACAGTCTGAACGTGTGCTCGTCGGCATACCTCTTGCATATCTGTATGTCGTCAGTGAGTCGTTCCGCCTGTGTGTCGGGGAACGTGCCTGATCTGCCCACGGTGTCTATCTTTGGATTATATGAACACGCTGTGAGTGAGATCAACGCCGTGATTGTTACAATTGTCTTTGCTGTCTTCATTGGGTCCTCCTTGCTTGACCTTGTTGTTGTTGGTCACGCACCGTTGTCTTTGTAATGGAGCACGCGAACTGAACGGTGCGTGATGTCATTATTGTAGCACGGATCTGGGATCCGGTCAACCGGCGTTGGTAATCTAAAGGGTCAGCACCGGGCGGTTAAATAAACGTGGTTGCTTGGCACTCCTTCGATACATAGTTGCCATATCTACAATCCTAGACACGGTACCAGGCAACCGCTACCTAAAACCCCACCAAACATCGCCTTTAAACGCACACACACGCACACACACGCGTCAGACCACATTTAGGTTGCTCTTTGTACTGTGGTGATATATAATAGCGTAAATGGCAACCAAACACGCAATAACGATATCATTCAACGAGGACTGCGGTCAGGAGCGGGCTCGCTTCCTTTTCAGCAGGATATGGAGCAGGGCCTGTAAGAGGACTGGTAGAAAATTCAATCGACCGGTTGGTTATGGTGCCATTGATCGAGGTGTCAATCATAAAACACATATCCATGTTATTGCTGAATTAGAACATTTACAAGATTGGTTCTTGGAATGCCTACAAGAAAGTTGTAAGCATTTCAATAGGAGATTTGAAAGTTGGAGTAAGATCTTACCAGAAGATGAAGAGATTGGATACTTCAGATACATAGATTCCAAACGCATGGCCAATAACTCTGTTATTTGGTAATACCCGATATCCGTCAGTGATTTGGGTTTAGAGCGATCAGTATAATCTATATCCACATCCAAAATATCACACCAAGCCAAGCCATACCATACCACACCATTGACACACACGCTCTGATCTAGTATAATCACACTATGGATCAATTACACCGTTCACCCAACTACAGGCTACACCAGGATCACACTGTGCGTGTGGTATCAACCGATTCTGACCAACTCTACAGGTTGGAGTGTGCTGACTGTGAACGCAGAAACTTCATAGCCTGGTTGAATCCGCGACAGGCCGCCTTGGTATGGGAGGTCATCGATGCTGGTCAGTGATGCCATACAACACATACACACATGGTCTGGCAGATCGACGGAGATCCAGTTGTCGGATCGCCAGTTGTTCCAGATCACCGAGCACTTCATACGACACTTGCCCCGGGATCACGCGGTGCCAGCCGCCGTGTGGAATCAGATGCTGGGTGAGATCTCTTGGTATCAAGAACATGGCGGATTGACCCCGAGACAGCGGGCCTGGTTGATGCACAACCTCAGGGATCACCTATCAGAGTTCGTGCTGTAGGGCCAGTGCCCCATCAAAGGATATATGCCAGAAGCGGGGGCACTGACGGTTCATATCGGGAGATATTGAACATGGGTATTTAAGTCAGTCGCCAACTGCAATGATGGCACCAACGACGGTGAGTCCTGCGGGGATTGAATGATATCGTGTGTGGATTGGGGCAGTCAATACCTGGCGTTCGGCATCGTTTCCTATTGGGCCATCTCACCTCGGGCACTCCTGATGGACCCCCACGCCCCTGTGTCCTGGCCAGCACCCACCTGCCGCCCAGTTGTTCTATGATCCGATTGAATATTGCTCTTTTCATTGCTCACTGCCTCGTGGGTATTTAAATATCCGTGATGATGGCGGGTAAAGAAACGGCAGTGGTATTCTTCAATGGTCCCAGCGTCAGGCAGTTCCTTGACATACCCAGACAGCCCTTGGAGATAGGTTGCAACTTCATAGAACAGCACCGTGACGTGGACCACGTGTGTGCGTTCGACCAGCAGTGTGTGGACCTGATACAACCACAGCCAGGTGTGCGGTACTGGACACGCTCACGCTGTCGCACGGAGACCTGGCAGGACGTCAAATCCGGAGTGCCCTACTATGACTCAGGCACGTTGGCGCTGGTGGTGGCATCCCAGGTGTGCGATGGCAGGATCTACGTCGTGGGCTGTGACTGGGGCGAGAGCAACGGTTCCATCTATGATCGGTTGTACACATGGCGCCGACACCAACCCGGCAAGCAGAGCACCGAAAAGGTCAGGATCATACAACGCCTGGCCCGTGAGCACGAACTCGTCTTCGTGCATGAGAGGCACAAGGCACAATTCGGCGCCGACGTCAAATGGATTGGTCCAAAAAGATTCCTTGAACTATGTTAGGATGTCTCGCTGTGCCTCAAACTTCTGACCTGTGTCAGTGACGTCATAGAAGTCCGGCACGTGCTTGATCGCATTCATGGTCACTGTATGATCCGCGTTCAACACCACGTCCGTCACACGATAAACGTCATTGATGCCCATGGCTGTGCTGTTCAATCGGACGAAATCACCCGGTGCTAGATTGATACCTGTGGGACTACACTGTAATGACAGTTGGGGTTGCCCCCTAGATTTCTTCAACAACAACGTAGCGTGTTTCTTGGCCGTCACTTCATCAAAGATGCCTGGTAGACTGAATGAACCTTCCAACACCTTGCCACCGTCCTCATTGAGATAGTTGGTGCGGATGTCTGTGCTGTCATCAATGGGATCGGGAGATAGCACACTGTTGGGTTGTGAACTCTCCTCAAGGTCAGTGTAATCCAGTTTGATCTGGTTGAACCTATCATTGAGCGCACTGGTCGATATGGTGGCTGATTCGAGGATGTTATCATCTGTCAATGTCGCAGTGATGGGTAGTGCTGTGACTGGTGGTATCCTCTCAGAATCCTCTGGATCACCCGCGTTCTCTATCTTGATGAAAAATTTTCCATTGGAGTAGAACATGTTGGCACCTATAGAGGCCAACATTTGGTTAATGTTCTGTATGAATGTTTTTGACGTGTTAATTATGAACTGCCTGTCCAATCCATTGTTGCTGGTACGGAAGGTTGCGCCATTGGCTCCAGATCCACTACCAGCATTCTCACCATACATGTATCGGTTCCTATCGAACACACTCTCACCAGTGCCACCAAAGTTAAAAATTGTTCTATCAAAATCAAAAAATTCTGGTATTCTATCACAGGCTATGGCGGCCTGCTGGAAGCTGTGCCTATCTATCTGATCAAGAGTCAATCCGAAACCATAATTGGGGTTTAACAAATAATCCAAGATGTATTCTACCACATTGGTGTCTGGCCTATAGCCCTCATATCCCAAACCCTCTGTCTTGTATGATCCACCGGCAAATGTGTTTTCCCAATTGGCAGGAAATTTATCAGTGTTGGCGCTACCATTTTTGATCTCCACATAGATCTCAGCACTTATCGGCACCGTGGTGTAGAAATTGGTTGCGGGTTTTGAACTGTCTTCATTCACAATACCCAATGTTATGAAACCAACGCCACTGTTGAGATCCACACCAGTTATGTCATAGACATCGTTCACTTGTGTCTCCCTGTCACGTATCCTCAGTTGCATCTGATTACCGGCCAGATGTGCGTTCTCGATCGCTTGTGTTATGTTAGATGGTGCGTAGAATCTGTATTCAGCACTGTCCGTGCCCACGTCCTCGCCTGGATAAGAACCATTTATTCTGCCCCTCGTCAAACCATCGTCGTTATACCCAAACAGAGTGATCACACCGGGAGAAGCATTGACACGGAATCCCTGTGCTTCCTTGGTTATGAGTTTGTAGTGTCCACCTCCAATGTGTTCCAACCATATTGCCTCATAACTGAAATCACCGGATATAACATTGTATGAATAAATCGTTGAGGCACTGGTGGCACCAAATTCGATACTGCCCGGAAAGAAGAATACATAATCATACTGCCAACCTAGGTCATATATGACATCATGTACATTAACTGGTTGTGTTGAACCATCAGAAAATTTTGTTCTCTGGAAATCCTCAAATCGTCTAAATTCAAAATCAGTTGAAGTGTCCACTGATATAACTTGCTTGGCATCTGCGTGTTGGTCACCTAGGATACCAGCACTCATTTCTCCATCGGCATTGGGTGCGTTGATTGGTTTGTGATATGTGATGTACCTAGTAATGGCTTGGTCGGCGTAATTGGTGTCAAATCTTTCCTCATAACCTGGATCATTGGATTTAGCACTGATTATATTTGGTATGCTTCGACCACTTGTGGTAACAACAACCGCCGGCACTCCTCCATATGGATTCGCGAATTCGCCTTCGCCATCACCAGCAAATGGTGATGAACCAACTGTGACATCCGCGGCCTGGATCAAGAAACGTAGTGCCACATAGTGTATACCACTCAATTTACTTGCACCCGACGGACTCCATTCGGGGTGTTCATCCAATAATGATGACACTGGTTGATCAGAACTGCCATCAAAATACTGTATCTTTAATCTGTTTGCAAAAGTGCCCTTGGTTATGGTGTGTTGTGCGGGTTGGACTCCGCCCTTTCCACTGGCAAATATACCCCCATCCGAATCAGTAAGACCCAATGCTGTGGACCCATCATAACCTTGCGAATAATTTGGATTGGCTGTGTTGCTCAATCCACCTAAGTGAACCGGTTTGCCATCAATGGTCATCCTTGAGAGCAGACTGCCCATGGCACCGTTTACACCAACATCACTATTGGCTCCATGGAAACCCTGTGATATCACGGCCGCCATGTAGAGATACTGTCTGCTGGTGTCAGCACTGTTGTCACCCCACGTGCCTATGAACACAGGTATAGTGGCCGTCTCGACTCGATTACCATATAACACTGGCATTGCTTTGTTGGCCGCATTGAAATCTACTATCGTGGCCGCCTTTATCTCTGAACTGGTTGCGTCTGTATTGATGGAAACGTCTGGCATGTCAAATGCTCCAGTGAATGGAGATATGACTGCTTTGATAATAGATGTACCTACATCTATTACTGGATCAACAACCGCTTTGACTGGTTTCTTGACGATGTTGATCGCTTGATCTTTCTTACGTTGGAACCATGAACCTATACCCATTTTATTCCTCCCACCTTATGTTTCTCACATTCTTTGAACTGAAATTGAATCCAGTGTCAGCCGGATATAATTTGTGTTGAGATGCTGTATTCGTGAATCCATAAATTGCCGTCCTGTCAAAATTTGAAAATGGACCCCCACAAAAAATAGTGATCGTGCTCTGTGTATCTGTCACCTTGTATGACAAGTTATCCATCACACCCTTAAAGGCAATGAATTCTCCTTGGCTGGCATCGTCGAGACCTGGATTGATCCTTTTACTGATGATGACCGATCCACCGGAAATTGGATTGTTGAGAAGTGTCCTTGCTATAGGCTCCGTGGCACTTGAATCAGTTTCAACAGCACTAAAAGTCAATTCCAATCGGTTTGCGTTGATCTGTGGTGTCAATGGTATGGGACTATGTACCTGGTATCCCTGTCCTGCTAGATATAATTCATTGGTGCTACCGTCAACGATGTTGCTGTATGAATCACTGGTATGGTTCGTAAATCTTTTGATAATGCCATTTGGGAATTCAAGTCTCACCAGATCCACCAATCTCAATATGCTTTGGTCGAACCATGCCAACTGTGTGTTTGTCAAATTAGTGATCCTTGGCATTATATCTCCTCTATAAAATTGATTGTGAACTGATAATAGCCATTTTCATCGGTTTCTATCTCTACTTCACCATCAGCATTAGTTACACTCCATACCACATCATTGTAACCTATACTGGTTCCATCTGTCAATGTTTGGAACAGTGCTGGAAATATTGATACGGTATCGACACTGCTCCCGTCTAGATTGGTATCTGCAGTCAATTGATATACCTTATCGTGATCCGAGAATTTAATGAAATCTCCCTTTTTCAATGTGCCACTGCCTCCAGTTACCGCTATGGTGGTACTACCTTTGGTGTAATTGTAAGCAGGATCTGTGCTTGAGGTCAAGCTCACAGATATTGTACCGGATGCCGTGCCACTGCTTTGAGAAACCACCGGTGGAACCATGTCTGTTGCTGGAGCTCCCGCACTTGTGGGATTCAATCCGATATATCTTTTTGACATGACTTCAAATGCCTCTGATCTTAATAACGGTGGTGATTGAATTCTGAATGCCCAACGTTGTCCTAGGAATTTTTGTTTGTAGATCTGTGAAGAATCTTTACTTGATAAAAGATAATTTACACTGCGGAAATCTAAAGTCTGGAAAGTGACTGCTTTGCCTGTGTCGTCGTAGTTATTATTGACGCTGATACCTAGAGTCATTAATAAACCTCCCTTACTTCTTTTGAGAATATGAAATATCCATCTTGATCGGTCTTGAATTCGTTCGTTGATCCCAATGCCACTACTTTCACCGACAGGTCGTTTATCTTTACAGGTTTAGGTGGAAAGGATGACGTGGATTTTATAAGCTCAGGGGTGATAAGAATTGGATCTGCTTGTGTTGGCGCTCCACCATAATCATTTGGATCAATACTGGTATTGCCCACAATCATGTAAATCTTGTCATGGTTATCAAATTGAATAAAGTCCCCAAAGGTTAGTTGCATACCAGCGGTTGTGTTGTCATACAATTCAAAACTGATTGAACTACCACCACGAGACTGACCTGCGCTCTCTAACACGGTTGGTCCAACCGTTGATGGATCAGTATAACCAATCCTACCAGCCGCATCATGCAATAAAGAAGGTTTGACATTTATAATTGCCGTGCTATCAATGTCATTGAATAAAACCGCGAAATTGTTCTGGAAGTCGGCCCTGGTCAATGGTGGTGTCTCTATAGTAAAACTCCAATACTGCTGTCCAAAGTCAGCAGTGTGTCTCTTGCCGCTCAAAGCGGTGTTTGTTATGGTTTCATAATTGCTCTTCCAATTGAGAGCCCTGATTTGGTCTTCGAAAGCCATTAGGCAAGTCTCCTGCCCTGCTGTCTGAACGCCTGTTGTATGGTACCAACTATCAAACTTCGCCTTGATAACAGTAGTTCATCAAAGCTCGCGGCGTCAACAGCGTTGATGTTGAAGTTTACATTTACCTCACCACCCACAGCGGCACCCATGGCCTCATTTGGCACCACAGTACCTGTTGACCTTGGCACGAACAGTTCCGGTCCACGCTCACCAACAATGTAACTCCTTCCGGCCTGTGCGGTACCACCATCTGCCAAGAAACCCGAGATGAATCCGCCCACCGGTCCGCCCAATGCCTTCAGCGCGGCCTTGATGGCGAATGTGATCGCCGCCTGTGCCGCTATCCTCACTAGGTCTGCTATCACTGATCTAGCGAAGTCTTTGAAATTTAATTTTCCTGTCATCACGAAGTTTGTGACTAGGTCAGCCATTCCGTTGAATGCGTTCTCACCCGCCTTCCTGAATGAATCCAATGCGTCAAAGGCACCACCAGCACCAGTGAATCCGTCTATGAATGCCTCTAGTGGTGTTTGGTTGGCCTTGACCGCTTCTGTAATTTTCTTTTGTGCTTCCGCCATCTGTTCAGCGGTCTGTTCAGCCTCTTGCTGTTTCCTTATCAAGGTGTCATTTACTGAGACTGCTTCTTTGGTCTCTTTGTTCTGTTTCTTGATCTCTTTGGTAACTGCCACATAACCTTGATGCATTGCCCTTAGATTTTGAACACGTTTATCACTTAGGTCAACCTCCTGTTTGCCCAGTCCGATTGATTCTTTGATTACATTTACAAATTTCCTTCCCCCATCAACAACTGCGATGAATGCCTTGGCCACCTTACCGAGAGCTGATAACAATGCTCCCAATGCCGTTGCCACGAATTCGCCAATGGCTCCGATGGCCTCTTGATTTGTTTCTAGGAAACTTGTTAGACCCGCCGTGGCTTCTTTAAGAGTTGGAGATAATGCTGTTCCAAACTCATTGGCAACATTTTTCAGTGCTATTCCGAAGTTTGAGAACTGTGTGGATAAGTTGTCAGTGACTTTTGCCGTGGCACCACCAAAGTCCTGTCTGATACCTTTCGATAATGCATTCAATATCCTCTGTGATCCCTCTGATGTCTTACCTACATTGGATATTTCTAATCTTGTTAGACCCAGTTGTTCTTCCAGTATACGGAAAACAGGTACACCCCTGTCAGCCAATCTATTAAGTTCTTCAAGACCAAGACCACCCGATGTTGTCCTAGCGAATAGGTCCGTGATGGCTTCCAATGAACCCAATTGGTCTGTTGTGATCGCCGCCGTGTCTGTGAATAGTGTTAAAAGATCCGCGGTTGGTTCGATACCAGACGCTTTCAACTTGATGAATGTGGTTGTGAGGTCCTCTACACCAAACTGTGTCTGTGTTGCGAATTTACTTACGAAATCAAACGCTTCCGCACCCGCTTGGGCCGATCCTGTTACTGAGGCAAGTGAATCATTTAGGTCCTCGAACCTGGCAGTGGTTGAGATGATGCTACCAACTACCTTGGTGGCTCCTATGGCCGCCAAACCAGCCGCCGCACCTTTCAACAATGTGCCCAGTTTTAGACTTGAACCCTGTAATTGGTTGATCTGTGAATTGAGCCTTCCAAGGGCCTGTTGGTTCTTGACCTGTATGTCAAGTAACAGTTTCTCAGTCTTGGCCATTATCTTCTCCTCCTTGGTGCCCTAGGCATGGTTTTAGCATTCATGGTCTTCTTACTCTCCTTGTGTTCATACAAAAAGTAACCGGCCCAGAGATCCCTCTCCAGTGTTGTCATTTGTAAGATTTCCTCGACTGACTTCTTCAATCGATCTGCCAGTATCATTACAAACCTCAACTCAACACTGGAATCTATTCCTTTGCGGCGGATTCCTGTGTCGCGATCACTTTCGCATTGTTGATTGCGGAAGCCACCTTTATAACTGTCTGTGGGTCTGCCTCGTTCATCAACTTAATCCTGTCAGCATCGTGGAAAAGCCTCTTGCCATCCTTGTCCCTGGCCTTTGTCACTATGCTTTCAACGAGTGCCTCAACGGTCTTGCCCTGTTGCTGTAGTTCAAGTATCTTGGCCTCGTCTTTTAGAGGATATGTTGTTCTGAAATATATGTCAGCGTCCCATTCCTCACATCTAATCATTTTCAATTCACCACCAATGCTAGACTGGTAGTGTTTTGCGATCTTATCTGTTATGTTCATCTATATCTCCTGATAGGTTGTTTAATGTTTTCAATGGCTGGTCCAACCACACCATTGGGTGCCTGTTTGCTCCGTCCCCTCTCGAGTGCTCCGGCGTAGGGCTGTGGATTAGAAATCTTATATTTCAATTTACTTCCACTCTTCTGCCAGCTCTTCTTGAATAGACCAGAGCGCACAGGCGATCTTTTCTTGACATCTTCGAACACAGCATTGGAAATGCCTTCTGTCGCGGCTTCCACCACTCCATTAACATTCTTCTTGAAACGTTCTGCGTTGAAGATTACTCTCATTATAGGTTCGTTACTGTCAACGCTCCTGTAATTTGTCCAGCAACTTCTGCCGTCACAGCACCATCGTTGGCCGCTGAGATCTCGAATGAAGTAACTATCATTTCGCCACTTAATTTCTGACCTGTGATCTCACCTGATGGGTAAAGTTCTATTGTGGCCGCCGCTGATCCAGGTGCTGACTGTAGAGCCGCCTGTGCTGAATCACCGTCAACGAAATATAAACTCATTGAAGCCGTCGCGTTTGTTAGGCCTGGAACGTATGTCCTTGCCGTGTTGCCCATTGCTGATGTCTCGATGACATCACCAGTGTTGGTTAGTGTGAAAGATATGACTGATGCGATAGTAGTAGCGGAGCCACCAACATCGAACTTGGCCACACCTGAAGTGCCTGCGTATGCAGTTGTATTGTTTGCCATTAGTTGTCCTCCTCGTTAAAAGGTTTTATGACCTCCGCCTCTGCCTTGGTTATGCGCATCGTGGCTCTCGGTCGTGTTGTTGATTTAATTTTGATGCTTTTTTTCTCGGCCTTGGCCGATTCAGGTTTTTTGAAAAACACCCAACCTGATCTCAACTTGTCCTGGACTTGGTTGTCCGGCACAAGATGTGAATTCCCGTCCTTGTCGTACAGTTCTCTCATTATGCGTTACCCCTCTTGTACATGTATTCCACTTCCACTGTCACTATGACCTGTCCTATCGGTGGATTACGTTCTATCACTTCAACATTGGTCACACGCGTCTCCACGTAGTGTGTGGCGTCCTTGTTGACGGTGATGTTGCGACCCCTTGATCCCTCAAGTGTCTGTTCTATGTTCTCAATGATCTCGTTGCGCTTGGTGTCCAGCTCATTGCCACGCACCCAACATCTCAGTTCTATCTGTAGGATGCCCTGTCTCTCAGAAAGTGTGATGTCCGTGCGTTCCTCGTTGCCCGTGACTATGAGGATGGCCGGATACTGCGTGATCGCCAGTTTCTCGAACTCAAAGAATTCCCTCGTGACCAGTCCCGGTGCGGGATCTGACATGTTGATCAGTTGTTCCCTGATGTCCTCTGCGATGCTTTCCCTTGCGCTCATCCGTTATCTAACGAGACGATTGAAATGAGTGGCCTGTTTCTCTGAATTCTCTATTGTTCCACTCGAATCATAATCGTACTCAACTCCATCTTTTAAAATCTCTTGGAATTCTGTTGCGAATTTTTCTTTGTAATACATCATCTTCTCCCTGAACACATCTCCATCGGGACTGAATGTGCTCAACCTAGGATAGATGTACTCAGCGAACACGTGATACACCGCCGCCTTGGTGAACTGGCTGTAGGTCAACAGGTTGTTGTCCATCTCCGTGTAGGTGCCTGTGGTGATGTCGTATCTTCCGTATGTGGCACGTGGCCACCATTCGATCCTTAGTTTCCTTAGGATGTCATTTGTGGTCTTGACGTGTAGGTCTGAGAATGATTGTATGCCGAAATTGTTTATGTCCGGCTCGTATTCGAGTAGATCGCTGTCTGTCGCGAAATTTGCCATTTGAGTCCTCCTGTAATGGTTCAGTCCAGTCCTTCTGGACGCAGTTATTTATTGGCTGTGCGTGTTGATTGTAATAACACATAAAAGAAAAGGGCCCGAAGGCCCTTTCCCAATTAACCTGAGGGTTGGTAGATTATTAGTCTACTAATGCCTCTGATTTGATTTTAACAGCATACGCATCTTTTAGGATCGCGTTACCTCTGGCAGTAGTCGCAACATACTCAGTCGCTCTAGCCGAAGCATCGTACTGTTCTCTTACCACGATTGGTCTTTTAACCACGTGACCGAAAGCCTCTGGTGAGAATATTCCACCAACTGCATCGTTCGCCGAGTCAACAGCAACCGCTGTAGTCATGAATAACTTACAGTTGTAGATTCTACCCATGTACGCAGAAGAACTCAAGATAGAGTCACCCACGTTAGACATAGCAGTTGAACCACCTGAAGCGTATCCAGACTGTGTTAAAACCTTGGCAACGTTGTGGATCGCCGCTGGAGCAAACACACCATAGTAATCACCATCAGCGTCAGTTGGAGCGTTTTGGGCTCTTAACTTGTAGATAGCGTTTAATAAAAGGTCTGGTGTAAGGTCTGTTCCACCTGTTCCGATAACGTTTGTTGTTAATGAATCGAATTGTGCGAAAACGTCTAAGTCAACTTTCTCACCAATCGCGTTTCCAAGTATTCTTCCCACGTCAGCCGCAACGTCTCTGCCTGAACTCTCCCTGATAAGGTCAGTCAAGTCAGCTCTAACACCAATCTCTGATGCCGTGATTGTTACTGATGTTGGGTTAACACTTGTTTGTGTTGTTAGGTCAGTGCCTTCAGTAAGACCTGAAGCCGCAACTTCTGGGTATACTGGTACTTGGGCAGTAAGACCTGGTGTGCCTGTCATGTCAAAAACTTTCACAAGGCTTCCAGCGATAGATCTCTCTGACGCAGTGAAAACCGCTTCTTGTAAAATGTTCGTTAACAAAGCACCGTGTGTCGATGTAGTATTGATAGCCATTGCTATTCTCCTTTGTTGTTATAGTTTAGAAGAACTTGGGATTGTTGGCAGACTTCTGCCTCATTTCCTTGTAGATCCTTCTGTGTTCTGGATTGTTTAGATCCAATTTTGAAGTATCCAATTCCTGCACTGACTTTGCGTTGGTGTTTGATGTCGATCCTGATCCACTGGGACCTGCTTGGACGAAGTGCGTGTTCTGTGAAAGGAATTCACTCACGTATTGATCCACGCCCATTAGTTCTCCAGATTCAGTGTATCTAGGTGTGCCATTGTCTCCAATGACCTCAACGTCACCAGCGTCGTTCAATCTGACCTTTTCCTTGACCAATCTAACTACCTGGTCTGGATTTATGGCCTTGTGTTTGGAAGCACTGTTCAACAATGCACCATCCACCTTGACTGAATTCAACTGTGAACGAAGTTGTTGGATATCTTGGTCCTTCTTCTCAGCGGTCTCCTTCAATATCTTCTCAAACTCGCCTCGCTTCTTCTGTTCTTCCAGTTTCATCTGTTCTTCCTTCTGAACAAGTTCGCGATAACGTTCAACATCAACATCTTGGAATTTTTTCAACACGTTGGTCTCGGTCTTCTTACGGACTGATGCCATGGCGTTGTTGAATTCCTCAGCAGTGTAGGTTTTTGACACCTCTGTCTCCGGAGTTTGTTGTTTAGAGTCGTTCGCCTGTGCCTCCGTGGCCTCAGCAACTTGGACTTCTGTCTCTTTTGAATCCGACATTAGATTTCCTCCTATTGAGTATGTTGTTATTTACACGATTATTTACAGGAATTATGTCGTATGATTATATTTTGCCAGGTATGGCGAACATATCTTTCTGTCGTGATTCTTTATAGGGCAAACCACGTTTGTCCTGTATGTGATAGTTCAAAGTTTCTAATCTGGCACATATCAACGTATCTATGTCGTGCTTAAATCTTTTAGCAAGATTTGGTTTGTATTCAAACTGTATCATAGGACGCTGTGACTCAATGGTATGCCAGGCACCCGCAATAACTTCTGTCTCTAAGCCCTCAACATCTATCTTGATGAAATCAACTTGTTCGTATTCTAACGCGTCAAGCGTTGTTATGGCGACTTCTTGATCTCCTTTGTCATTCACACTGCTGGCGAAACTATTGTTTGGTCTGTATCTCATCCGCACCTGACCAATAGTGTTACCAATTGCCATTTGTTTGATTTCAACGTTGCTCAATCCGTTACGTTCTATAACCATTTCAAGTTGTTTGAACACATCCTCTATGGGTTCAAATGCCACCACCTTGTCAAAGATGTTTGCATACTCTATTGCTGTTATCCCCATGTTGGCGCCAACGTCCAGTGCGAGACTGGCTGTTCTATCTTTGAAATAATCTCTGACAAAATCCTGTAGTTGCACTTGGTATCCCCTACCACCGTCTTGACCAATCCTGTTGTACAGCAACCAGTCATCTGGTCTGGTCCTATAGTGGTAATTTGTTTTTGGGTTTGTGTACCATTGCCATTTTGTCATCCACAAATATTTATTTGCACAAAAAAAGCACTATTTTTTTTTAATAGAATTGTTCCAAGTCTTCAACACCCCAGGCCTCGTACCATCCTGACCTGCGCAGTCGTGCCTGTGCGTCTTTCAACTTGTCAAGGGGTTGTATCATCACCAAGGGTTTCCTCTTGTAACTGAAACTGACACCCTGGTGTAGTCCCTTGTTGTCTGGGTGATCATACATGATGGCCATGTGCAGTTTGTTCTGGTGTGCCTGTTCACAGATGGTGGCCAGTCTCTGCTCGCTTATCTTGTAATCAATGTAAAGCACCACGATATCAAGCCTAAAAATAGGAACCATATGACAGCAATGGATAATGTGCTCCAGAAGATTAACCTTCGCCCTCGTGATCTGTATCGTTTGATCTTTAAGAGTCTTTTCTGCAAAAGGACAGATCGCCTTTCCAGTCTTTTTATGGACCTTAGCAACCTGTCCTCTAATCCAGTTTTCAATTAACTTACTTTCGTCTGCCACTGGGTTTCCTAGGCTTCCTCCTGCCCGATGTCATTGGTTTCCTTCTTCCGCTCGCCATCTTGGTCCTCCTCTTGGTTGGTATCCGGTTGGTCAGCAGTGCTGACGCCGTTGATGTTGTTATGATAGGCATTCAATCTCCTTTCATCCTGTGTGTACAGTTCTAACAATTCAATTTTTCTCTTGTGTACGAGATATTTAAGTCGCTGTAGGGCCTTCCTGGCATGGAACGCACCCTGCTGGCTCTGTCGCTCTATGCAGTTCTTGTTGTGTAACTTGTATTCATCGAACACCGCCTCCAAGGCACGTGATGTTGCTGTCTCTATGGCCCGGCCATCCAGTTTGCCCCGGTATGGCATTATTGATCTCCCTCGGTCTGTGTGGGTGAGAAGTGTATTGAGTGCCATGGTGCTGTGAGTCCATGTGCGTTCTTGTAGATGTCTCCGGTCTGCACCGACTGTGCGGCCATAAACGTCCTCGTGCCATTGCCTGATCTCTTCCGCTGGATCACCTTACAGGGCCTCCACTCCTGCCCCTTGGCGTAGAACCTGGCGTGATGTGTCTGTTGACCTTTCCTTGTCTTTATACCTGCCACTCGAGTCTACCTCCATGCTTTAATGCTCCAGTACGCCGGACTCAATGATTTCTGTCCCTTTACTGCCTTCAATATTGGTGTGAATCTTGCTATGAAACTTTTCTGTCTCGCTGGATTGTTCTTCTTTATGCTCATGCCACGCTGTCCAAATCTAACCAAGTTCACATTGCCGGTCTTCTGGTTACGCACATACACCGCGCTCTTCTTGGGTCCGCTGGGCGTCCTGAATGGTCGGTTCAGTGTCACCGTCCTACCTTGGTACTTGGCCATTATCTCCTCCTGCCTGAGCGTTTTGAATAACCAGAGGCACGTATGGCACGCCCCTGTCGTTCCGCCTGTTCTCGTGTCCTGTAGATCTTGCCTGATTGGCCCCAGCGATATCCGCCCTTAACCTTGCGAACCGGCATCGTTGTCACCCACGTTTAGTAGTTGCTGTTTGGCCGAGTCGATGTCCGCCTGCGATATCTCAGGATGTAGGTCCAACATCTGTTGGTCCGTGTATCCCTGCATGATCATTTCCTGTATGTGTGTGGTCCTATTGACCGGTGTGGTAGTAGGATGTGACATCGGAACACGATTCTGATTCATCTGTTCCAGTTCGAATGGGTCCTTGGCCAGTATCTCCTTGATCTTTTGATCTATCACTGCCTTGACGTCTGGTGTGGCGTTGACTATGTCCCTTGTGGTCCTTGCCGCCTTCTCCAACACGTCCATGTCCAGGTTCTTGTCCCTGATGTGGAAAGCCATTGGGTACTCTATCTCGCCATCGAACTCCTGTCCCTGCCATCTAGCGAACAACCTGAACAGTTGCTCCTCAGCGAGTTCCAGGTTCTTGGCCTTCTCTGTGAGCTTGGCATCCAACATAGAATATTCTGTCATCATTGCTATGCCCGACTGCTGTCTCGTCTGTGCGGTCCTGATGCCTGACATGCAGGCCATCCTGTCTATGGCCACAATCTTCTCGTCTATGGATTTCAGTATGGCCTCAACGCTCTGTCCCGTTGGCTGTAAAAGATATGGTTTTAGGTTTGGATCGGTCTCGTTGGGCACGGTGATGATTGCGCCCGGACCAGCCGCGGCATCCACCTCTGGTGTCTTCACGAGGCTTGGTGATGTTGATAACCTAATGGTCTGTTCTATCTCTGACAGTTCATTGAATATGGCGTTACCCATGTCCGCTATGTCGCCCACGTCTGACACACCCACGCCCCTGATGGGTGATCTGTTGGCGTAGACCCAAACAGCCGGTATCACACCGATCTCGTTTGGTATCTCGTCCATTATGTCGCTCTTGCCCTTCTCGGCGTTGTATTCGCTCAGTGTTATGGTGTCCTTGGTGAATTCCCTGATGTAGTATCTGGCGTTCATGCCATAGGCCTTCTGTTCGACTTCAAGAAGTTTTAGGTATGTTAGGTCATAGTAACCTGATGGTTGTCTTGTGTATTCCCAGTCCAACACGTTCTCTGGTGTGTACACAGAAGCATATGGTCTTATGCCCTGTTGTAGTTCCTCGGCCCTGGTCCTAGCATTTGATTGTGGTTTATCTAGGAGTATGACGCATGACCCATACACGGTGCTCCAAGTGTTGACATCACGCATGAAACTTTCAAAACTCCTGCCTTCCAGGTCAGTGTCCTTCATGAAGTGTTTGAGTTCAGGTGTGTCCTTGAGGTTTCCGAAGTCCCTCTTGATGGGTTGTCTGTAAAGGAATGAGTTGTAGATGTGTACTATGCTCTTGACATGGTTGTCATAAGGGGTAGTGGCTATCCTCCTGAAGTATTCTGAATCACCTTCGTATTGATATTTTGTTAGGTATTCACCCATCTTGTATTCATAAGATCCCAGATAGGACGACCTTAAAAATTCCCAACGTTTGAAGTGCGTCAGGTATTCAGGATGCACACCAAGTGCCGTGTAGTGGGCACTGGTCCTCTTGGGATCCTGATTGACTGAGAAATTGCTTACTGTGGCCATTATATTCTAACCTTCCATGTGTTTTGTTGTTCTGTTGGTTCATAAGTCCTAGTGATAGGAAATAGGAATGATGTCGCGTATCCCAACGCGTCTGAGATGTGTGAGTAATCTCTCGCGCCGTTCTTCTCTGGCTGTGAAGTGCCTTCCTTGTAGATGTGCCTCTCCAT